AACAACGTGTCGGAGTCGTACGACGGTGAAGCTAACTGCACTGGACAGAAGTGTATGGATTGTTTACTATGCTACAAGCGTGACACCACGCAGGTTATTGTTGAGCATGTTAAGTAACTGGGTAATGGGGGAGGTTTCTATGGGACGAGAGCGATGGGAAGTATGGCACGACGATTATCAAGACTATTGGGAAGGTGATCGTTGTATCTGGGACTATGCAGAGGAGTATCACGAAGACGATATCTCCAAGTACAAAGAGGAAAGAGATAGTGGCGAAGAAGGGTAGTTATCTTACGTACCACATGACACACCAAGAGATTGCTGATGAGTTAGGTATCAGTCGTCAGATGGTGCGTGTCATTGAGTATCGTGCGCTGCAAAAGCTTAAGCGTTCAGGTAAGCTACGTGCTTTCTTGGATCATATTAACGACGAGAAGGAGATAAGGTATGGCAAGGAATACACGCCGATATGTTAAGACGCACAAACCGCGCAGTAAATCAAGAGGTAATAGTGCCGACAAATCCATTGGCAAAAGAAAGCGTTGTGTGGTATACTAATCTATATAGTCTATACAGTAAGTACTATGCATTAGTATTAAGTATTACTAATACATATTACTTTTATAATAGGAGGTGACATGGAACAAGCAGAACGTACTCGTATGATTGAAGAGTTAACTGAAGATCACATGTACAATGTGAATTACATGGAGGCAATGAACATGTTGTTTAATCTTTTTGCAATGGAGTTTGAAGCGATGGATGACAAGCAGCTGGAGTCTCGTTATCTTTCTCGTTTCGGTACTAGCAAGGAGGTGCATTGATGGCTTTTGTAGAGTTACACCAGAAGTGTAATGATTGTGGATCTAGTGATGCGTTGTCCTACAATGAAGATGGGTCGAGCTATTGTTTCGCATGTGCTACGTTTACCCCGTCCTCAGACGGCACAGGAGGCTCTGTGAGCGACATTAACGACTATCGGGTACCAACCCCAAGGGTTCCTGTAATGGAGCTTAGAGGGCAATCTAGGAGCTATCAGGACAGGGGTCTCGATGCACGTACAATGGAGAGGTACTCCACTACCCTGTATGGAGACGAGGTACACTTCGGTTACTACACCCCTGATGGCGAATTAACTGCAGTTAAAAAGCGTACGCCTGATAAGAAGTTCAGCATCGAGGGGGACTGGAAACGTGCAGGTCTATTCGGTCAACACCTCTTCCCTTCAGGCGGACAGTACATAACCGTAGTCGAGGGAGAGATGGATGCTCTGTCTGCATACCAGATGTTTGGTGACAAGTATCCCGTAGTGTCTATTCGTAATGGGGCGCAGGGTGCGGCGGCGGATTGTCGTAGGGCATACGAGTTCCTCGATCTATTCGACAACATCATCTTCTGCTTTGACAACGACGAGCATGGTAAGAAGGCGGCACATGAGTGTGCAGATCTGTTTGGTGGTAAGGCAAAGATCTACCAACATGGAGAACACAAGGATGCTTCCGACTATCTGATGAATGCCGACAAGGATGACTTCATCAAGCGGTGGTGGGCTGCAAAGGTGTACACACCTGACGGCATGGTGATGATAGGGTCACTCCGTGAGGCGATGAAGAAGCCGTTGATGGAGGCAGAGGTACGCTATCCCTACAAGGGACTGGATGACATGACGTTTGGCATGAGACCGACTGAGCTAGTCACCATCTGTTCTGGGTCTGGGTTAGGTAAGTCTACGTTCATGCGTGAGTTAGTCTTCTCCGTTGCATCGCAGACCAACGAGAGGATAGGTCTAGCATTCCTTGAAGAGACACCTGACCGTACTGCCCGTGGACTAGTGGGTCTACAGATCAACAAACCAATACACCTACCCGGATGTGATTACTCCCCTGATGAGGTAGAGTACGTATTCAATACGTTAGATCTAGATGACCGTGTTGTACTATGGGATTCCTTTGGCTCCAACCAGATCGAGAATGTACTGGCTAGGTTCCGCTACCAAGTCAAGGTGCTAGGTGTTAGGTACATCATCCTCGATCACATATCCATTCTGGTATCAGATCAAGCCAATGGCGATGAACGTAAAGCCATTGATGAGATCATGACCAAGCTACGTATGTTCTGTCAGGAGATGGAGATATGTATGTTTGTTGTTAGTCACCTACGTAGACCAGAAGGAAAAGGACATGAGGATGGAGCAGTTACTAGTCTGGGTCAGCTTCGTGGCAGTGCTTCAATTGCTCAGCTTTCTGATATTGTTCTTGGACTAGAGCGTAATGCACAAGCAGAAGATAAGATGGTACGCAACACAACACACGTGCGTGTACTGAAGAACAGGTTCAGCGGCATGACTGGACCAGCCTGTTCGTTGCTGTATAATAAAGATTCAGGGCGGTTGACGGAGATAATGGAGTGAGATGTGTTGCATGTAACAAGATGCTCAATGACTACGAGTTAACACGTAAGTTCACTGGGTCGGGGGAGTTTGTTGATTTATGTGGTAACTGTAGTAGATTTCTAATCGAAGATGATGTTACCATTGAAGGCAACTTAGACTATGCACATTTATCAGACATGGAGGAATCATACGATGTCGAAGATGGGGAACTGGATAGTTACTCAGGAACAGAACTTGGAGATGAAGAACTATGGTAGAGAACTTACAGAGCGAGAAGAGCTGGACCTTGCCTACTACGAATATAGTGTTCTTGGATATAGAAACGGATGGTCTCCAGCCATCGGTAATACACTGCGTGGTGACGAAGAGACCAAACGAGGATCACTGTCTACATACCTGTAGGGAGTCACTGTTCGAGGAACTAGCTAGAGGTGGTCACGTATGCGGCCACAACTACATAGGCTTTGACGGACCCGTGCTGGAAAAGCTATGGGACATACGGGTACATTCTGATCGTGTGCTGGATACACTAGTGATGTCGAGGTTGTTTCATCCAGATGTGCAGGGTGGTCACAGTCTAGCTACATGGGGTGAGAAGCTACGTTTCCCCAAAGGAGATCACGATGACTGGAGTCAATTGTCTGAAGCTATGATCCAGTACTGTATGCGTGACGTGTCAGTGACAGAGAGGTTGTATGAAACACTATGCATGCAACTACAGATGTACGACTTCTCTGACACCAGTGTATTCCTTGAACATGCTGTTGCACATATATGCAGAGAACAGGAAGAGAATGGATTTGCTTTCAATCTTACTGGTGCAAAGGAACTCGAACGTCAGCTTGAGACTAAGATGCTGGGTATAGAAGCTGCATTGCAGAATGTATTCCCGCCTATCGCGGAGGAGCAGAGGTATCACAAGACATCGGGTAAGCCACTTCCGTTGAGGTACACTCACTTCAATGTAGGGTCACGTCAGCAGATAGCAGAGAGGCTGAAGCAGAAGGGTGCTGTATGGAAAGAGAAGACACCATCAGGTAAGGACAAGGTGGATGAGTCTACTCTCAAGAAGAACCTACACATACCTGAAGCTAAGATGGTGCTGGAGTATCTGTTGTTACAGAAGCGACACTCTCAAGTACTGTCGTGGATCAAAGCAGAAAACAAAGGGAGGATACATGGTAGAGTTAAACACATCGGAGCGGTTACAGGACGCATGGCGCACTCTAGTCCTAATCTTGCGCAAGTGCCTGCGGTTTATGCAGAGTACGGCAGTGATTGTAGGAAGCTATTTGTTGTTCCTTCTGACCGTGTTCTCGTTGGGGCTGACGCATCTGGTCTGGAACTTAGGATGCTGGCTCACTACATGGGTGATGAAGCGTATACGAAAGAAATCCTAGAGGGTGACATACATACGGCTAACCAACACGCGGCTGGGTTACAGACAAGGGCGCAAGCTAAGACGTTTATCTATGCGTTCTTGTACGGTGCTGGTAATGCCAAGATAGGATCTGTCGTAGGCGGCAATGCAAGACAAGGCGGTGAACTTAAAGACAAGTTTCTTGAGAACACTCCTGCACTGGCTGATCTACGAGAAGATATAACAACGCAAGCAGAGTCTGGATTCCTTGACGGACTGGATGGTAGAAGACTACGTGTTCGTTCTGCTCATGCTGCGTTAAACACACTACTGCAGGGAGCAGGTGCCATTGTAATGAAGCAGGCTGTGATACATCTGTATGAATTACTAGAGCATGTTGACTTCAAGCTAGTAGCACAAGTCCACGATGAGTGGCAAATAGAGTGTCATCCTGATGATGCTGAGTACGTAGGTAAGTCTGCTGTACAGGCAATCGTTCAGGCTGGCGAAACCTTCAACCTTAACTGCCCACTAGATGGTGAGTACCGTATCGGTAGTAATTGGGCCGAAACGCACTAGCACAATCTGTAAATGTGTGGTATAATATTAGCTGTTAAATTAACTGGAGTTAATTATGAGTGAAGCAAACGTAAACCTTAAGTGCCAACTGTACTGGCCTAACCTAACCATGAAGAACCAGCTTGCTAACAAGTACACGGTTGATCTAGCTCTCTTGTCAGACGAGGCAGTAACAGCACTCGAAGACATGGGGCTGAAGGTAAACAACAAAGGTGACGAGCGTGGTTACTACATCACCTGTAAGTCAAACAACAAGTACCGTGCATTTAAGCCTGACGGTGAAGAGTTGTTAATCAGAGGACGTACACCTCTTGATGACGAGGATGATCCTGACATGGGTGTTGTCGTTGCTAACGGTTCTGAGGCTAAGTGTCTTGTTGGCTTCTACGACTGGGAGTACATGAAGAAGAAGGGTCGTTCACCTACCCTACGTCGCATGGTTATCTCTAACGTCGTAGAGTATGAGCCTGAGATGAATCTCGAGGAAGCCGTGTGATACTCATCGACGGTGACATGCTTGTCTATCGTGTAGGCTTTGCCTGTGACGAGGAACCAGAGAAGATAGCAATCCAAACTATGGCTAACTATATCTCTGAGTTAATCTCTGATTTGTCTGAGCATTACAACGATCACAGGTTGTACCTTACTGGCAGCAGCAACTTCAGAAACGAGGTTGCTGTTTCTCAGCCTTACAAAGGTAGCCGTCCCGCACGTAAGCCAGTGCATAAAGACTTGCTCCGTGAGTACATGCTCGATGCATGGAAAGCGGAACTCTCTGACAACATGGAGGCAGATGACTGTATAGCTATCAAGTCTACTGAGTTAGAACATAAGTCTATTATCTGTTCTCTCGACAAAGACTTTTTGCAGATACCTACTAAGATATACGACTACACCAAGAAGACCATGAAGGAAGTTGACGAACGCTCTGCAACAGAGTGGCTGTACCGTCAAGCCTTGATGGGCGACAGGGTAGACAACATCGCAGGGGTACACGGCATAGGTCCGAAGAAAGCAGAGAAAGCACTAGCAGACTGGACAACAGAGAGGGAACTGTATGAGCGGTGTCTTAAGTTATACGAAGACAATGAACTCAACGCTGATAGACTCTATGAAAGCCTTCAGCTTCTATACCTTCTCAGATCTTACGATGACAAGTATAGGATACCTGATGAAGTTTGATAGTAAGCTAGAGCAGAAACTATACGGTGTCATGAAGAGTTGTTCATATCACCCTGCGGAAAGGATCAGCTATATCATACCTAAGATGTACGAGCCTGACTTCTGTTACAACAGTGCTGGATGGATGACGTACATAGAGGTAAAAGGCAGATTCAGAACTAGAGAGGAGGCGCGTAAATACGTAGAGGTACGTAAGGCGCTAGGTAAATATGAAGATCTTGTGTTTGTATTTCAGAATCCTAATACACCGATGCCGGGTTCGAGACGACGGAAGGACGGTAGTCGTTATCGTATGAGGGACTGGGCAGAGAAGAACGGATTTGAGTGGTACAC